GGTTATCACCTCTATGCTCCGAAACCATACTCCCGTGGTTTCGTGTATCTAAATGGGAAGGCAACATGTCCGACAATTACGAAAATGACGACCTTGATATTGACGATGACGGGACTAATGACATTCGCAATCTGCGTAAGGCAGCGAATGAGTCCAAGAAGGTCAAGAACGAGAATGCGCAGTTGCGTCGTGAACTGGCGTTCGCTAAGGCAGGGCTTCCGTTGGACGATCCGAAGATGAGTTACTTCGTCAAGGGTTACGACGGCGATCTTGAACCTGATGCGATTCGTGAGGCAGCGACTTCGGCTGGGTTCCTCTCGGTGCCTCAGGAGAATGCTCAACAGCAAGCACAGCAGCAGTCCTCTATGGCTGCTCAGCAGCGAGTGATGTCTGCTTCTGCTGGTGCGATGGTTGAGGATACTTCGGAAGGCGCAGCGATTGCTCGCATGGAAATGGCGATGCAAGAGGGCGGCATGGAAGCAATGTTGGACGTTGCCCGTCAATACGGTATTCCAACTTCAATCGACCAGTAAAGGATTAGATCATGCCAGCAGGAACCGGTACTCCGGGCGCGAACCAGAATGGTCCCGCCACTTCTCCGATGTACTCGCCCGGTGAGATTGTCACCGCAGCGGGTCCGCTCTCAATCAATGCACCGGCTCCTATCGTGGATATCACGCTTGGCAGCCAGTTCGTTACCAAGGCGTATGACCTTGCTATCTACCCGGCGCTTCGACCGGAACTGATCTTTGACCAGTTCGCTACGGTTCGGGCTTCCCGCCTCACCCATCGTGGTGGCAGCGTCCGGTTCTCGTTTGTGAACGACATCGCTGAGCAGGTTACCCCGCTCCTTGAGAACATCGACGTTGATAGCGTCTCCCTCTCAAGCAAGGCACTGTCGGTCAGCATGAACGAGTTCGGTACTGCGGTTACGACTACGGCGCTTATCCGTGGAACGTCGATGATTCCGATTGATCCTCTCGTTGCTGAGCGTGTCGGTTACAACGCCGGTATCTCTATGGACACTCTCGCTCGCACTGCTCTTGATGCGGCGACGGTCACCTACGACGATGCTTCTGTTGGCACTGTCTCCGTTATCGGTGCGTCTACTTCGTACCTTGACTCGTACCTGATCCAGCAGGGTGTGTCGATTCTTGAGGAGAACAACGTTCGTCCACAGAATGGCGGTCAGTATGTTCTTGTTGTTTCGCCAAAGCAGGCGCAGCATCTCAAGTCGGATACGACCGACACCGGGTGGCGTTACGTCACTACCCGTAACGAAGGCATGATGGGTAACAGCATCTACCGTGGCGAGATTGGCACGTATGAGGGTGTTCGCATCATTGTGAATAACCACCTTACGAACGCTGGTCAGGCTTACCTTATGGGTGCTGAGGCGCTTGCGAAGGTGTACTCGGATGCTCCGGGCTTTGGTCCGAACCCGCGTGTGGTTGTTTCTCCGGTTGTCGATAAGTTGAAGCGTTTCGCAAGTATTGGTTGGTACTCGCTGGTTGGTTACAGCATCTTCCGTAGCGAGTCGCTTGTTCGTATCAAGACGTCAGCGAACCTTAAGCCTGCTGCTTAAGTCCTGTTTGGTGGGGGGTTCCGTTTACTGAGTAAATGGAGTCCCCCACTTTCAGAGGGAGATGGTGATCGTGGCTAAGTCGAAGGTGCAGAAGGTTATGCACGAGTACAAGACGGGGACTCTTCATAGCGGTAAGAAGGGTCCGGTGGTGAAGTCCCGTAAGCAGGCTGTGGCGATTGCTTTGAGCGAGGCTAAGCGTGCGAAGAGCAGGAAGAGGAAGTAATGGCGCGTACTGATACTCCGGGGTCGATGAACTTCTTTGGCCTGCGTGGGGCATTTGGTCGTGGTGGCGTGAAGCCATCTAGTTCTTCTTCTTCGTATCCTCGGAGCAATGTCCGTATTACGAAGGCTCCTCCTACGCGCCCTACGGTTAAGGCAACTGTTCCTAAGCCTGCTCCGATGAAGCCGAAGACAAGTGTGAAGGTTGCTGAGCGGGCTAAGGTTGTTAAGCCCTCTAAGGCCGTGAAGCCTGTTAAGCCTGCGAATCGTAATTACGTTGTTGCGGTAGAGCGTAGGGCTAGCGTTGATGAGAGTGGCCGTGTCACATGGTCTAAGGCTAAGAAGACCAAGATTCCTACCGGTGGGTCTTCTAGTGTGGCAAAGCCTGTTGTTAAAACTAGCCCTAAGAAGAAGACGAAGTAGATGGCTACTCCTGCGTGGCAGCGGAAAGCGGGCAAGAACCCTAGCGGGGGATTGAACGCTGCTGGTCGTGCGTCTGCGAAGAAGCAGGGCATGAACTTGAAGCCGCCTGTGAAGAAGGCTGAAGCGAAGAAGTCGCCTAAGTCCGCTGCCCGTAGGAAGTCATTTTGTGCCCGTATGGAGGGCATGAAGGTAAAGAATACTTCGGCTAAGACTGCGAAGAATCCGAATAGTCGTATCAATAAATCACTCCGAGCATGGGATTGCTAATGTGCGCTAAGTGCGGTTGCGGCAAGAAGATGGGCGAAAAGGGTTACGGCATGGGCACGGGTAAGAAGGCTGCTGCTAAGTCTTCAGCGATGAAGAAAATGCCCATGAAGAAAATGTCTCGTGGCAAGTAAGCCTTTTTGGGATAAGCCGAATCCTAAGAAGAAGTCTTCTCCGTTGACTTCAGCGCAGAAGGCTGCTGCAAAGAAGCGCGCTAAGGCTGCCGGTCGTCCGTATCCTAATCTTGTGGATAACGCTGCGGCGAAGAGGAAACGTTGATGGCTACGGTTCAGTTGCTTGGGCGTGAAACGTATGGTCCTCAGGTTCCGATGGGTTACGGGGTGTCACCGTTGTGGTCGTATTTCAAGGGACCGCCTGCCCAGAACAGTGTGCTTGTCTATAACGATGGAACGGTTATTGAGGGGCCGGGTTTTGAGAATGATGATATTCAGAATCCTGATGTGCACGTTTTCATATTGGGTGGGACTAGATTTCGGTGCGAGGTCGGGTCGTTTGCGTACGGCGCTTTGACTGCTGCTGGGTATAGTTGGCAGGAGATTGCTGAACGGGATACTTATACTGGCACTTATCAGGATGTCTACTAGGAGTTATTGTGGCTGTTACGCTTCCTGATCCGAATAAGGTTCCCGGCGATTCTGGTCATTCGTCTGACACGAATCTGATTATCGAGGCTATCAATACGCTTGAGTCTCAGGTGAATGGGATTCCTGCTGGTCCTCAGGGTCCGCAGGGTGAGCCGGGTCCGCAGGGGCCGCAGGGTATTCAGGGTGTGGTTGGTCCTACGTCTACTACGCCGGGTCCGCAGGGGCCGGTCGGGCCGCAGGGTGAGCAGGGACCGCCCGGTAACGCCGCCTACTATGCGAGTCCCGGCGCTGATCTTGGTACGCCGAGTGCGGGTAACGTCAACTTTGCTTCTCGCGGTAATCACGTTCACCAGATGCCGACGTACACGGATGTCGGTGCAGCGCCGTCAACGGGGATCAGCCCTAACTCTATTTCTGGTATCGCTGTCATCACTACGGATTCGCGTCTTGCTGATGCACGGACACCTACGGCGCATAAGACTTCCCATTCGACTGGCGGTACTGACGCTCTCGTTGCCAGCGATATTGGTGCAGCGCCAGCAACAGGGATTTCTCCGTCAGCGGTTACTGGTACTGCTGTTGTCACTGCTGATGCACGGTTGAGTGACGCGCGTACCCCGACTGCCCATAAGACTTCTCATTCCACTGGCGGGAGTGACGCTCTTGTCGCTTCCGATATCGGGGCAGCGCCAGCGACAGGAATCTCGCCATCCGCTATCTCAGGTACGGCAGTCATCACGACCGATGCACGGTTGAGCGATGCTCGTACGCCTACCGCGCACGCTACATCCCATCAGAACGGCGGGTCGGATTCTCTGACCCTTGCCCCGGCTCAGGTGACTGGTACGGCCATCGTGCAGTCGCTCGTGGACGCCAAGGGCGATCTTATTGTTGGCACTGCTGACAACACGATTGCTCGTCTACCTGTCGGTGGGACGAATGGTTTTGTGCTTACGGTTGATTCTGCTCAGGCGAGCGGGTTGACGTGGGCCGTGGCGGCTGCTCCTGTTGCTGATCCGTTCCCTGTAGGCTTCCTGCTTGGAGGCATGTGATGACCACTATCGGGGATATTGTCGCTGATGCTAGGCGGCTTGCCTACGGTTCCATGAGCGAGCAGATGAACCTTATTGCCGCTGTGTCTGCTGCTGGCGCTGACACTATTGAACTTGAACTTGATATCTCGGGTATTACTCCGGGGATGATCTTGTCTAGCGGGTTGAACGTCTGGTATGTGAAGGGTACGTCCACTGCCGATAAGCAGGTGTTCGTTATCCCCGGTTACGACAACTCCCCGAAACTTGCTACCGCTGTCGGCGATTACGTGTACATCAAGCCGAAGGTCACGTACTGGTATCTGTTTACTACGGTAAATGACGAGTTGAAGAAACTGTCGTCGCCGATGAATGGCCTGTACCGGCTTGATTCGTGGGTCACGGACGTGTCTCCGACTTACCAGACGTATGACGTTCCCACTGAGGCTGAAGGGATGATCAATCTTCTGCGTGTCCGCTACCGCTGGCCCGGTACTCCTGACGTGTGGAGCGAACTGCGCCCGTCGTCGTATAAGTGGCAGGTGACTGGTACAGCGAACCGTATTCAACTGCTGGTGAGCATTCCGTCTGGTACTGAGATCGAGTTTGCTTATAAGGCACCGTTCCTTGAGGCTACTTCTCTTAGTGATGATCCTGTCGCTGACTGCGGTCTGGCACAGACGATGCTTGACATACCTGCCCTAGGTGCCGCTGTAACGCTGCTGAGGACTACGGATTCACGCCGGAATCAGATTGGTACTCAGGGTGACGCGAGACGCGCTGACGAGGTTCCTGCCGCTGCGAACCTTTCGTCTGCTGCGGCGTTCGAACGTGACTACAAGGGCCGTGTGCAGGACGAGTATGCACGGTTGATCCAGCGGAATCCGATCTTCACGGGTATCTGATGGGACAGATAACGAGGGAATTTGATGAGCCGTTCAGCGAGTTAACGAATTCGCTGCCGTCTTCGTTCAGCCCTTCCGTTGTCGGTATCGCTGGTAGGCCGTATCTGCTGGACACGAAGAGCGGCAATTACAGTCGTAAGGCTGTCGATGTCGTGCAGCAGAGGAACACTTCCGATAACCGTGATCTGATTCTTCTTCCTCAGGATGTGTGGCGTCAGATGCAGCAGTCGTGGCATCAGGGCGCTGGTCAGGGAAATCTTGACCGGGATACGGCGTTGCCTTATAGGTTTGAGAATAGTTTTGGTATCAATCCTTGGGATCAGTGGCAGTGCTCGCTGTTGCCTGCAACGAAGCGTTTCGCTGGTACGTCATCGTTGACTGGCAGTACGTGGCTCACTACGTACAACAGTTATCTTGCCGTAGTTAATAACGAGAGCATCTACTGGTACAACTCGTTCACTGCGTCTGCCGCATACGCTACGACTGTTGTTCATAGCGGTGATCCCATTATTGATATCGCTAATGTGAGTTCAGTTGTCACGACTCTTCATGCTTCGTTCCGCGTATATGAGAGTGCTGGCCCCGGTTCTGCCTCAACTTACGATAATCAGCGGACAGTGACGAATGCTGATTTCATAGCATGGGAGAAGGACTTCCTGATCCTTGGCGCTCATAACAAGTTGTATAACGCCACGAGCAAGGCGACTTCTGCTGGTCTGATATTCACTCATCCTGTATCTGCGTTTACGTGGAAGAGTGCTGCTTCTGGTAACTCATGCATTTATGTTCTTGGCGGGGCAGCGGACAAGTACGTTATCCATAGGGTGAATATCAAGGAAGACGGCACTGGGCTGAATCCGTGCATCGTCGCCGCTACTCTCCCGGATGGTGAGATCGGGTACACGATTGACTCGTATCTTGGTTTCGTATTCATTGGCACGAACCTTGGCGTACGTATGGCTGTTGCCAGCGCGAACGGTGACCTGACTCTTGGGCCGATCATTCCTACGACGACTCCTGTCCGATGCTTTGAAGGTCAGGATAGGTTCGTGTGGTTCGGGAACAGTGCGATCAGTTCCGCATACTCAAGCCTTGACAACAGTGATAGCGGATTGTTTCCCGCTACTACTGTGTGTGGTCTTGGGCGAATGGACTTGTCCACGTTCACTGTCACGTCGATTACTCCTGCTTGGGCGAACGACATCGTGTCGCTGGGGGAGACTGGGAAGACGGTTCAGTCTGTTGTCACGTTCCTTGGGAAGCGCGTTTACTCAGTAAACAACGGTGGCGTGTACTACGAGTCTGATGAGTTGATGGCTGGTGGTTGGCTCACTCAGGGAACGATGTCGTTCAGTGTCGAGGATTTGAAGACTGGCCTGTACATGCAGGGGAAGTGGCTTCCCTTGAAGGGGAGTATCGCGTTCGATATCGCCTATGACTCCACTGGCTATGTTCGGGTTGTTTCTGTCAGCCAGCAGGACAGTATACGTTCCAGCAACATCAGTCTGAACGGTGTCCAGTTCTCTCGCGTGAATGCACGCTATGTCCTTTTTCGTTCGGACAGCGACGTGAATGATGGCCCGACGCTTACCCGTTGGGAGATTCGCGCTATCCCGGTGAAGGGCAAGGCGTCACGGTGGACTCTTCCGGTGATGAACTATGACCAGATTGAGATTGATGGCGTTGAGTACAACAGGGATGTACGCGCCGAGTTGGACACGTTGATGAATCTTGCCGAGAACGGTGGAGTGTTCTCATTGCAGGAGTCAGGTAGGTCATATCAGGTGCATGTGAAGGATTTCTTGTGGCAGCCTGAGAAACTATCTTCTAACGGTCAGGGATGGCAGGGCTTGTATACGATGATTGTGGAGGAAGTCCAGTGAGGCGAAGTTACGAAGGGGCGGCACAGTCCGCTCAACTTACCTCCGCTCTTGGGGGTTCTACTGCTGATCTCACGATCTACTGCGACAACTTGACGAACTGGCCTACGGGTACAGGGAGCAAACCGTTCTTCGTTGTCATTGACCGGGGCAAGACGACGGAGGAGAAGATTCTCTGTTCGTCTCGTTCTAGCAATGTCCTCACCGTGTACAACGACGGGTTGACAAATGGTAGGGCAGCGGACGATACGAGTATCACTGCTCATCAGATTAATGCGGTTATTGAGCATGTGTTTACTGCGGTCGATGCTGATGAGGCGAACGCTCACGTCAACACTTCACCGCTACATATCACCGTGTGTACCACTACGACTCGGCCAGCGTCTCCGACAGCGAATCAGACCATTCTTGAAACTGACAGCAAAATGATGCTGTCTTACATCAATAGTATTTGGGAACCAGTATCATCTAACGAGGGCGGCATCAACCCGTTCCTCTTGATTGGAGCGTAGTCATGGGTACGGTTTATAAGCGTCTCGGCGCGGTTGCATCAACAGGAACGATTGGTACGGCAGACACCCTGTACACGGTGCCGTCTGCGACAGCGACTGTTGTTTCTACGATCACTGTCTGCAATACGAGTGCGAGTGCAGCGACGTTCAGTATCGCTATCTCTACTACTACTTCGTTTGTTGCTGCTGGTTACATCGTGTATCAGGCGAGTATCGCTGGTAATGACACGGTGGGGTTGACGTTCGGTGCGACTTTGGATGCCACCAACAAGTACCTGCTGTGTAGTGCGTCGGCTTCGACTGTCTCGTTTAGCGTGTTCGGAAGCGAGATCTCCTAATGACATTCTCCACTCTCAGCGGCAACAAGTTGAGTGGTCTGTCTGGTGCCGCTGACTTCTCTAACACAAGCACGGGGACGTACACGGGGTACAAATATGTGACGTTCACGGGTCTTTCTACTTTAACTGTTACGCGAGCCGGGTTCGCTGACATCGTGGTCGTAGGTGGTGGAGCGGGTGGTGGCTACAGCGATGGGGGCGGTGGGGGCGGTGCTGGGTCCGCGTATGCAGCGCAGCAGTATTTGGCCGTTGGAACATACACCGTATCTGTTGGCGGTGGAGGAGCCGCTGGAAGCGCGGCACCGGGGACTGGCGCTTCTGGTTCACCCTCGCGGTTAGGTAGTTTTGTGATGATTGGCGGTGGCGGTGGCGGAGGTACAGATGGCGGAAGATTTGTAGGGGCTAACGGGGGTTGCGGCGGCGGCGGCGCTGGGTCTACGAGTTCAATAGCCGGTGGTTCGACTTTAGTGACTGGTCTGGGGAATAACGGCGGCGCTAGCGGCACCGCTTACGGCGCTGGCGGTGGTGGAGGTGTCGGAGCAGTAGGAAATATTGGAGTTGGTGGCGCTGGTGGTGCTGGAGGCGCGGGATCAACGACAACTATCGCTGGGAATGCGCCTACTAGCACATACTCGGCTGGTTCATACGGATTTGGTGGCGGCGGCGGTGGTGGCGGTGGTGACCCGTCAGGAACTGGTGGCGCTGGTGGTGCTGGAGGTGGCGGCGCTGGTCAGGGTGACTCAACGGCAGCGGTAGCGGGGACAGCGTTTACCGGAGGTGGCGGTGGCGGGTCAGACTTGACTGACGCAAAGGCTGGCGGAAGTGGAATCGTAATCGTGAGGGTGGCGGTCTGATGCCCATGTTCCTGAGACTCCCCGATGACGTAGTAGCCGACTGGCTTGAGGATACGGAGTACGACAATGGCTATTAGCAAACTGTCCACAGCGAGGGGTGCTGGTTCTACTATCCCGGTCGCTGGTCGTTACGCCGCTGTGAGTGGTGGAACTACTACAACGTATTCGTCGGGTGGGTTGACGTATCAGGTACAGACGTTCACCGGTAGCGGGACGTTGGTTGTTAGCAATTCCGGTGTCGTTGATGTACTGGTAGTAGGCGGGGGCGGCTCAGGTGGTGTGACATCAAATATTGGACCCGGCGGTGGTGGTGCAGGCGGTGTGCTACAGGCGTCTAGCGCCTTTCTAGAGGCTGGGTCTTACACGGTTTTTGTTGGTGGGGGCGGGGCCGCTGGGAACGCTCAGGCTTACGACTCATATAACGGGTTCAGTTCATATGTTGGACCGTTTGTTGCTCCCGGTGGGGGGGCTGGTGCGATGGGTATTCACGGCCAGAACGGTGGTTCAGGCGGTGGCGCTGGCGGCGGTGGCGCTGCTACGACACCTGCTGGAGGAGGAGGCACATCTAATGTTGGCAATAACGGTGGCAATGGTTTCGGCAGTGTGGGGTCGGAAGCGGCCAGATCAGGCGGAGGCGGGGGCGGCGCTGGGGCTGCCGGGGCTAACGCTGCTTCAAGCCAAGGCGGTAACGGCGGGATAGGTATTCAGTCGTCTATCACTGGTACTGCTGTCTATTACGGCGGTGGCGGTGGTGGTGTTTCTGACGGTGGAGTCGCTGGGACTGGCGGTTCAGGCGGGGGTTCTGCCGGTGCGGTTAACCCTGTTGCTGGCGGCGAGAATCTTGGCGGTGGTTCCGGTGGAGCGACTGGGACTGGTGCTGCTGGCGGTAAGGGCGTTGTGATTGTTCGTACCGTAACCGCAGGAAGCGCGGCTGGTGTCGCAGCGAGTGGTGGTACAGAAACGACGTATGTTGGTAATGGGACGAATGGCGTGAATGGCCGGACGTACAAGGTGCATACGTTCCTTGGGTCTTCGTCGCTAACAGTGAGCGCACCCGGTTTCGTGGACTGTCTCGTCGTTGGCGGGGGCGGTGCCGGTGGATACGCAACTGACGCAGGTCAGGGCGGCGGCGGTGGCGCAGGTGGGGTGCTGTACCAAACCAATGTCTACCTCAGTTCTGGTCCTCAGTCTGTCGTTATCGGCGGGGCAGGAGCAGCGGCACCTACTGGCAATACTTCTGGTGTTAGTGGAACAGCGTCCCGGTTAGGCACTTACTACGGCGTAGGCGGTGGCGGTGGCGGGGCATATTCAGGCGTGCAGCCGGGAGGCTCTGGTGGCGGCGGCGGCGGTTCAAACTCCCTAGTCCCAACTGGAGCAAGCGGGCTTTCAGGGCAGGGAAACAGCGGCGGTACTGCGGCAGTTACTACTGCTGGGGCTGGCGGTGGTGGCGCGGGTGCCGCTGGTGGAACCGGGGCTAGCACGGCTGGCGGCGCTGGCGGGATTGGGTTGTCTATTGACATTAACGGCACTGCCACCTTTTACGGCGGCGGCGGTGGTGGCTGCGGTTCGGTGACTGCCGGGGCTGGCGGTTCAGGTGGTGGAGGTATTGGTGCCGTGAATACCGCTGCGGCTGGTGCTGGGGTTTCTAACACTGGCGGTGGCGGCGGTGGAAGAAATGGCGTTCCCGGTATTGGCGGTTCCGGCATCGTGATCATCCGCTACGCCATCTAGAAACGTTCTCCGTAAAACTTTACATATTCAATCAACGTAGAAAGGAAGTGGTTATCATCGCTCACTTTGCGAGAGTAGAAGACGGCATCGTTCGCGAGGTCATCGTCGTCAACAACACGGATTGCGGTGGAGGCGACTACCCGGCATCCAATGCAGCGGGTCAGGCGTTCATCAAGCAGATTGGTCTTGACGGCAAATGGGAGCAGACCTCATACAGCGGATCATTCCGTGGGAAGTATGCAGGTCAGGGCGACACATTCGACGCTGCGGCTGACATGTTCGTGTCTCCCGTTGTCGCTGAGATCGCACCGGAGTAGACGGTGGAGGGGGACTTCGCTGTAAATACGTGGGGCGAAGTCCTCGTAGTTCTTGGCATCATCGGTGCTTCCCTTGGCGTCCTTGACTGGCGTATCAAGCAGTCTGTCGCTAATCAGATTGATTCGATGAGCAGCGAGTTGAAGAAGGATATTGAGAAGATGACGCAACCGATTCAGCCGGGTTACCGGAATGGCGGGGAGTCGCTTGCTGATCTTGCGCATGAGGTGCGGCGTATGTCTAGGGCTATGGGAGTGGATGAATGAAGAACTGGCTGATGGACGCTAAGAACCGCAGGCACCTGTACATGGTGTCGCTGGCCGTGATCCCGCTGCTCGTGTTCTATGGGTTGGTGTCTCAGGATGCTGCACCGTTGTGGATTGCGTTGATTGGTGCAGTGGTTGCGCCGACTGTGGCGTTGAAGAACATTACGCCGAATGTTGATGATCAGGCGACTGCCGTTGAGGACTTTGATGAGCAGGCTCTCTGATGGCTCAGTTGTGCGCTGCTGGTGTGACGTTGAGGAATCAGATCAACGCAAGGTTTCCGCGCCGGGACAAGACGAGCGACGGCTGGATTGGGGACGCTGCACATGCCAACCGTAGCGGCTGGGGTCTGAACGGGAAGGGTTCGTACCATAACCCTGCGCCATCCGGGTATGTTCATGCGCTGGATATTGATGAGGATTTTGGCGCTAAGGGCGACAGTATGAGGTTCGCTGAGCAGTTGGCGAAGTATTGCCGTCTCGGTCTTGATAATGGGCGCATCGTCCATATCGTGTATGAGAATCAGGTTGCGTCAGCGACAGCGGATAACTGGCATTTCAGGGGTAGTGGGTATGGGCATACGCACCATATTCATATCTCTTTCAGTGCGAAGGCTGATAAGGATGGGTCGAAGTTCATTCTTCCTATCTTGAAGATGCCCCGCTAGCCGTTTACTTGGTAAACATCGACTGGATCAGGTCGTACCATTCGCTGCTTCTCGCTTGGATACTGTGATCGGTTTCGATCAGTTCCCTGTTGCGGGTTGATTCGTTGATCCTGTAGCGATGATTGAGCATTAACGTCATTGCATCAATCCATTGATCGGGTGTTTCCGCTACTTGCCCTACTCCCATTGATGCGAGTCGTGCGTATTCGGGTAGTGCTTGGGCGATGAATGGGATTCCTGCTGCCGCGTATTCGAATCCCTTAGCGGTGGATTTTGCTTGGTTGAATGGGAGGTCGTTGAGGGGGACGATCCCTATGTCGATGGGTGGGAACAGTTCTGGGTAGCGGTGTAGTGGGACCATCATGCTGCTGGTGAATCGTTCGGGTGGGATGCCTGCCTTGTCGGCGAATGTTTCCCCGAATGGGACGGTGCCGCTGTGGTGGAATGTGAGGTCATGGTTTTCTAGGAAGTCTGGTAGCCAAGGTTTGAGGGTTTCTACGTCTCCTGACCTCCAGTGGACTCCTCCGACCCATCCGATGACTGGCTTCCTGTCCGTGTGCTGTTTCACGGGGAACATCTGATGGTTGACGCCGTTGCGGATGAGGTGGACGTTGGGATGGAGACGCGAGTAATGGGTCTTCAGGTATGGGGTGGTGACTGTTACTGCGTCTGCGAGGAGGATTGATTTCAGGTAATGGTCCCTGTTCCTGACTCGTGACTTGTCTGGGCTTGTCTCACTGTAGGCAATATTCTGCTCATCAAGCCCCTCATACAGGTCGTCTACGTCAACGATGACCTTCTGGCCTATTGCCTGTGCCCCTTTGATCTGGTGCGGGATGTGGGAGTCCATGAGGAGTTTCAGCATCACTACCGGGAATCCGAAGTCCGCTGTCCCATCTCCCTGTAAAACGCCAAATCCCCGCTCAGGGAGCCACGCTGGGTGGCCCATCTTTGCGGGGATCGGTCGTATCGAATACATCGGCAGCACGCATCTGTAGTATGCGGAACCGTTTGGTATCGGCTGGCGTGTAGCGGGATCGAGGGTGAAGTCGGTGGTGAGGAATGCGACTCTCATAGTCGGACGTTTCTCTTAGCAGGTTTCGTTGCAATGATCGCGCATTGTCGGCATGTCCTTGCTCCTCCGAGTCGGTAGAGCCATGCGCCTTCTGCTTCTAGGTCGTGACCGTTGACGCAGGTCTGCCAGATAGTCATCCGATCTGTGTGTAGCATCCGCATTTGCACGCTCCGTCCTTGTGCTGGTGTAGGCATGCGGTGCATTTGGTGATGATGTCCTTGATCATGGTCTGCTTGATGTCTGGTTGTGTTTCTGGTTTCGCTACTACGAATGGGGCCGAGCATTCATCATCGGTCCATGAGTAGGTGATGGAGTGGTTCCCTGTGTGGGATGCGTTCTTCTCGCATCTGTGGTTAGCGGTGTCGTATGCCCAGCATTGCTTCTTGATCCGTGTGGTCATCGGTTTCTCCTATAGGTATGGGTTCTCGTGCCTATGACCATTCGTGGCCTTCTAGGTTGAGATTGAGGAACGGATTGATGGAGTGGATATCCACGTCGTAGTGGTCTTGCAGCCATGCCTTGACCATTCGGAGGTGCTGCTCCCAGCGATCTAGCCACATGTGAGGCTCGTCCACGATCAGGTTCCCTGACTGGTAACCGTCCATGTTCGCTGATCCATCCAGCATCCCGCAGTCAGCGCCGACGAGGAGGATTGTAGATGCTCCCATGACGGCAGCGATGTGCATTGATCCGTGGATGCTGCTTGACCCGACGATGAATCCGTCTGGGTGTACTGCTTCATCAACGTTGAAGTCGAATCTGGTTGGAGGGTGGGGGTAGAAATGAATGTTCGGCATTGGCTGGTCTGGCTTTCCCTCAAATCCTTGATCTCCTTCGGGCGCGTAGAAGGAATGGTTTGGGTACATCTCCGCTAGCGGGTAGGCGTCATCGTGGTGGTAGTGGGTGTGGGTGATGACGTTGCATTCTCGTTCGTACAGTCCGAGTCTTTGTGCTGCCCTGTTGGTGGCGATGATGGTCTTGCCGTCGAAGAATCGTGGCTTGATGTGGCTGAGTGTTGCCCCGCTGCCGAGTACGTAGATGTCGCGCATAGGGCGACGTGATGGGAGTGTCATTGGGTTCTCCTAGAGGTGTGGGTGGCGGGAGAAGGAGAGAAAGGGGATAAGCCCCTTCTCCCGCCTATCCGGTACGGCCATCAGGGCATATTCACTGAAGTTCGGGGTGCCGTACCGGAATGCTAGCGGCGTACTTTACGCACATCCATGCGCGAGTAGCCCTGCTTTTCGAACGAGTCCACGGTGGTGGGCTGAACAT